GGCCATTCTGTTATTAGAACAGGCAAGGTTTCATCAGGCGAGGTCTTTCTATAGAGACATCTATAACGGCAATGATAAATTTTATCTTGCCGCCTCGCGTACTGAAACATGGACGGATGATACCGCGCCTGATACATCGGTAGATAATCGTATCGATGTACAGAATTTCAGAGACAAAATACTTTTTGTGAAAAGAGTACAGTCCGCTGATTCGGCTATGTTAGCTCGTAGAATTGATTGGGTAAGTGGTACGGTTTACGATAGATATGATGATTCTTATTCATCTACTAATACCGCAAACTCTGGTGCTACTTCATTACAGGCTGCTAATTTTTATATACTAACAGATAATTTTAATGTCTATAAGTGTATTGATAATAATAACAACGGACAAAGTACTACGAAACCGACTAGTACTGGTACTGAAATATTTACAACCGCTGACAGTTATAAGTGGAAGTTTTTATTCCAAGTAGGTGCTTCTGATAGAACTAAGTTTTTATCTACATCCTACATGCCAGTAAGAAAGGTTTCTGGTGCTGGTCAACCATCCTTTGATGTGAATGGTGAGATTGATAGTATCACAGTTAGTGTAGCTGGGAGTGGATATACTTCTGTTCCTAATGTCACGATAAATGGGGATGGAACTGGCGCTACTGCTGTTGCTACTCTTTCTGGTGGTGCTGTATCAGCAATAACAATTTCTACTGCTGGTACTGGATACACATTCGCAGACATAGTAATAACTGGTGGTGGAGGTGCTAACGCAAAAGCAGATGCTGTTCTTGGTAGTACAGACACCGCTTCTCTACAAACAAATGTAGAGGGTACTGCTGTTAAAGGAACAATTGATAATATAATTGTAACTAATCAAGGAACAGATTATACTGCTGGTGATGTAACACTTAAAGTTACTGGAGATGGTTCGGGTGCAACTGCAGCTGCTGTGGTAAATACAAATGGTAATGTCACTGGAGTTACTATTACAAATCCCGGCACTGGTTATACAAATGCAGCTATAACATTGACACAGGCATCTGGTTCTGGTGTTAACGCTTCTTTTAGACTTATTCTATCACCGATTGATGGGCATGGCGCTCATCCACAAAAAGAATTGTTTTGCAGAAGGGTTGGTGTAACAGTTTCTTTTGATAATGATTCAAGAGATTTAATTACTGGTAATGATTACAGACAAGTAGGGTTGATGAAAAACATTACTAAATATAATTTAAGTGCTCTATTCGATGATGCAACTGGTTCTCCTCACTTCATTATCGGAATAAGTGACCCAAATAATTATGGTGCTGATGATTTAGTTGAATCAACAACTGGAGGTAGTTTTACCGTAGCGCAATTAAGAGATACGACAGGGAATGGTACAGACGATAGTGTCTATTTACAAGAAAATACTGCTGGTATAGGTTCTTCAGACACAATTACAAATTTAACAAAAGGTCTCTCTTCTTTACCTATAAATAGTCTTACTAACCCAGAAATAAATAATAATTCTGGAGATGTAATATATTTTGATAATAGGAAACCTATTACTAGGGAAGAGGGTCAAGTAGAGACAGTAAAAATAATATTTACTTTCTAAAAGGGATAAAAGATGGCAATTGATTTAAATGTAACACCGTATTATAATGACTTCTCAGCGGCTAAGAAATTTAATCGCGTAGTCTTTAAGCCTGGTGTTGCTGTACAAGCAAGAGAATTAACACAACTTCAAGATTACTTTTTAAATACTATTAAAGAGTTCGGTGATTTTGTGTTCAAAGATGGTGCTACCGTAAGAGGTGGTGCTGGTTACCCTGTTCTTGTTCCTTTTATAAAAATTAACGATTTAGACTCTAGTTCAACAGCCGTATCAAACGACACTCTCGCAAATTATGTTGGGGACACAATAACAGGTTCCACTACAGGAATCCAAGCATTAATTAAATCTGTAAAAACTGGTACTGATTCAGATGCAGTTGAAAAGAAAACTCTTTATTTAAATTACACCAAAGGTAATGAAAAGAATGCTGGTACAGCAGAAACGAGTGTTAGGTTTGATGCTGGTGAAACTTTAACAGTTACTAGTACTGACTCTGGTAGAAATGGTGACACATTTGTTGTAGATAATAACACAGATATAAACAGTTTTACAAAAAACTTCTATGGGTACGCCGTTGATTTTGTACTAGAAGAAGGTATAATTTATGCACAGGGTAAATTTGTATCTCACGATGCACAGGTAATTCGACTTGATAACTTTAATCCAAATGTTAATTATTTCGTTGGTGTTACAATAAACGAAACAGTAGTTAATTCAGATGATGATACAAGTCTTTTAGACCCAGCGACAGGTGCTTACAATTACAATGCGCCAGGCGCTGACAGAACAAAAGTAGACACATTAATTACTAAAGTACCGTTTGGTAAAAATCACGCGCTTAATACAACATATGAATTGGGTGAGTTTATATCAAATAGTGATAACATATATGAAGTAACTACTGCTGGTACAACATCTGCCAGTGGAAGCGGCCCAGTACATACGACAGGAAATGCAACGGATGGTAGTGTTGTATTTAAATATTATGAATTTCCTAGTGGATTTACTGCTCTATATAAAATTAATAAAGGTCAAATCGAAAAGAAATACGATGGAGACTTAAACGAACTTGCAGAACTAGGTAAACAATTTGCTGCCGAAAAAAGAGAAAGTGATGGTGATTATGTTGTAGAACCATTTACTATAAAAATTCAAGAACATTTAAAAACCGTAAAGGGTGTCACATTTGACGCATCCGCAAATCAAACTTACGGACAAGGACAATTTGTAAATCATAACAATAAACTATATGAAGTAACTTTATCTGGTACTTCTGATTACACTTCTCCACCTGTACATAGTAGTGGGGATGTTCTTAGTGGTACTGTTAAGTTTGGTGCTAGAGGCGCTTCATATAGGTTCGACAACGAAGGAACAAATTTTTCAACAGACTCAGATGCTGGAGATGCAACTAAACTATCCTTAACTATATCGCCGGGTGTTGCATATGTAAACGGATATCGTAGAGAGTACTTCAGAAATAGCAGTCTTAAAGTTAGAAAGGGAACATCTACTGAAATCAAAGAAGCAAGAGATGTTACTTTGGGATATGGTAATTACTTTAATACTAAAGAAGTTTGCGGTACATTCGATATAGAGAATGGTGCTTTATGTAACATTGGTTACTATGGTTCAATAGGTTCTCAAACAGGCGCTGGGGCAGTCACAGACGGAACTTTTGGAAGTCATGCTGCTTTAGGAACAACTATTGGTACATGTAGGGTTCGCGCTATGAAAAGGATGTCTGGTACAGTAGGTACTGCTACTGCACAGTATAGACTTTTTGTGTACGATGTAAGAATAAAAGATGGTAAATTATCTGACGCCAGAACAATTCAATTTCCAAATTCTACTGATAGTGGATTCGCTGATATTATATTAAATGATGTTAGTGGAGATGGTACTAGAGATACCGCTCAACTTGAAGGCACTACATACAATAAAATGGTGTACAAAACACCTTGGAATTATACTAAAACACTCGCAGCTGCTGGTGGCGGAACATATGATACCCAATACTATTACACTGAAGAATTCAATGTAACTGTTGCCGCTAATGGTACATTTAGTCTTAGTACTTCTTCATTGGGGTCTGAAGTAATATTCCCATATTCAACTGCTGGTATGACCCAAACAATATTAGATAATCGATTCTATATGGTTTGTAAGACTACTGGTATTACCGATTTTGGTGATGGAACTACCGTATCTGGTTCTGAAGGTAGAGTTATTCGACTCACACCTAGTCAAGTTACTGCTGTCGCTAATGGACAAAGTATGTCGTTTGACATGGGAGCTCCTAGTGCTGGATACGATGCTTATCTACAAGTAGAAGTAAAAGTAGTAGATGCTGTCCCAGTACCAAAATCTTACTCAACTGGTAGATATGTAAAAATAGATACCAATGATAATGCTGGTGGTTCTGCCGGGCCATGGAATCTTGGTATTACGGATGTTAAAGAAATTGAAGCAATATACATTCAACCATCATCAACAAATGCATACTTAGATGATGCCGATAACAAAGTAAATTACAAAAATGATTTTACTTTAGACAATGGTCAAAGAGATAATTTCTATGGACACGCAAAACTCATAAAGAAAACTAACGCTAGTGTAAGCACTACTGCAGCTTATATAACTGTCAAATTCAGTCACTTTACCGCTAACTATGGTGGTTCAAACGGAACATACTTTGCAAAAGATTCTTACCCAGTAGATGATACTGGTGCTACTGGTATATACACATTTGAAATTCCAAATTTTGTTTCACCGAAACTTGGTGAATTTATTTTAAAAGATGCCATTGACTTTAGACCAATGGTAAAGAATACAGCTGTTTCTGCCACAACACTGGCAACAGCAACAAACAATCCGTATAGAACAGAGGAATTTGATTTGCCTGCTAATGGTATTCAGTTCCCATTGCCAAATAGTAGTTTTACTACGGATGTAGAATATTACTTACCTAGAGTTGACAACATTGTTATTGACAGGGCTGGTGATTTCCAAGTCGTAGAAGGTGTTTCAAAAATACCTGCTAAAGCTCCTCCAGCGGATTCAGACGCTATGCAGATAGCTGAAGTTTTCGTTGCACCATTCCCATCTGTTGCTCCTAATATTGCAACTAGGTTTGATGCCCCAGAATCACAAGTTAGACATAACTTGAAGGGACAGAATAGACGATATACAATGGAAGATATCGGTCAGATTGAAAAAAGAATTAACCGTTTAGAATATTATCTTGCATTATCTCTTTTGGAAATGCAAGCAAAAGACCAAAAAATATTGGACGCAAATGGAAATGACAGATTTAAAAATGGTATCTATGTAAACTCATTTGACAGTGACTTGTTAAGTGACTTGGATGACCCCAATTATAAAGCTTCATATAATTCAGCTGCTAAAAAATTAAGTCCATCATTTAGTGACTATCAAGCAGATTTAATATTAAACGAAACACATGGAAGTTCTGGTTGGGTAAGACAGGGTAGTTTTATCACCAGACCTTACATTCAAGAAGTTGGTACTGAAAACCGATTTGCTACTAAAATAAGAAATTGCGTAGGTGAGTTACAGTTCAATTACGAAGGAGATATGGAAATATTTCCTCGTTCAGATAACTTCCCAAATACAACAAAAGATATAGACCCACAGTTAATTGATATAAGCAATAAATCTGCTGTTGACCAACAAGTTGGAGCTTTTGGAACTAACACGGTTGGTTTTGAAACTTCATTTGAACAAGGTGTTTTTAACGAGGATTCACAAACAGTTGAGGTTGGCGCAACAAGGCCAGTACCCCATGCGGAAGTTGTGATTGAAACAGCAGGTGGCGCTGACTCCCCTACAATCCTAACTGGAGATGTTACTGGAGATGTTGGTGGTGGTCTAGGTGGTGCTGGTACAATGACCAATGTATTCGGGACAATATTTGAAAGAACATCAAATGGAAGTGTTAGTGGTACTGTAACTGCTGAAATAAGTGGTTCAACATCACTGACTCCAGTAATACAAGAACAAGATATAGTTCAAACTGCTATTCCAATTATTCAAACTGCATCGTCTTCTCTGGGTAGTAGACAAGAATTTAAGATAGACAATTTGGTTAGAGATGTATCATTGTTACCTAATATGCGACAAAACAGAGTAGCTGTTAGGGTTCGTAGAATGAAACCAAATACAAGAATACATTTTTTCTTTGATGATAAAGCTCAAAGTTCACGATGTGTTCCCTGTGATGTTACTGGATTCGATTCATACATCCCTGTGTGGAAAGCAAATGGTGCTAGGACAGGACATGGATTCCTTCAATATAGATTGAGGAGTCAACCAGCTGGTGTTGCAGAAGACCCCACTTTAAATTATTTTTATACTGGTGATGCTCCAGCTGATATGGGAGACCCCATTGTTACTGACGAAAATGGTAATGCTGCTTTTGTTTACTTCTTGCCTGCTGGTAATTCTGATGGGGAAGGAAACGGATTTGATAACACAGTATTCCCTGTAGGTACTCGTAGAATGAGAGTTGCCGATGACCCAACAGATAGGTATAACTTTGTAACTACACAGGCAGAAACATCATACTCTGCTTTTGCATTACATCAACAAAGACAGGGTGTAGACCTCACAGTTGAACACCATGTTATGAATGTTTCCACTTCCAAAGGAGAACCACAAAAACAGAAAGTAGGAACTGCTATTGTCGATGTGGACATACAGCCTGGTGAAATGAAAATAGATGGTAGTCTTTCAGCTAGTATAGATGTTACTCAACCTACATTCATAGTTCACCCACCTAGATTCGTTGGTGACCCGATTGCACAAACTTTTGGTATAGGTGATGCTCCAAATGGAGCTTTTGTTAAAGGTATAATGGTGTTCTTTAAAGATAGGCCAGGCCAATCTGCGAATATTACAAATAGTGCTACAGCTACAGGTAATGGTATCACGATGGAAGTCAGAAAAGTTCTGAACGGATATCCTACACAAGTAGTCTTAGGTAGTAAATATTTAGATGCTGTCGATGTAAACACAACACCGTCCTTATCAATTAGTAGTTCTGGTGTAGATTTGGGTACTGACTATAGATACACCGAAGCTGATGCGACAACCTTTGAGTTCGATGAGCCAATCTATGTTGCACCAAACGAAGAATATGCTTTTGTTCTTATGCCACAGGCTAATGACCCTAATTATAATGTTTGGGTTTCTAAGTTGGGTGAGAATAAAATAGGAACTACAGAAAGAGTTACTGCCGAAGAGACCAATATTGCTGGAATGTTATTTACATCTTCAAACAATAGGGCATGGAGTGCTCATCAAACTGAAGATATGAAATATTCTGTTAAGTATGCACAGTTTGAACTTGGTACTGGTACGGTAGAGTTTGTTAACGAAGATGCTGAATATATTACTGGTACTGATTATGATGCTGGTAGACCATCTGAAGGACAAAATGTTCATGGGTTCGATATTACTATTGCTGGTGGTGGTTCTGGATACAGTGTTAATGATATTATTACATTGAATTCAGTAAGTGTTACTTCAAATGGTAATACCGTTTCTGGAAATACTGTAAAATTAAAAGTTCTAACTGTGAGTGCTGGCGCGGTAACTAGTGTCGAAGTTTCTGATGCTGGAGTAGGATTTCAACAATTGAGTTCTCCTGTTGCTGGTAATGTTGCTCTTGTACACCCCGGCACTTTAGGACAACTGACTGTTTCTCCTACTGGTGGTTCTGGTGCTACATTTACATTAAAAATCAAACGCGGTTATGTAGAACAAATTGACCCTAGAACAGAAAAAATGGAAATAACTTATGACACTTTAACTGCTATTGCAGCTTCAACTGATAATTCTTTGTACTTTAAAGTTGGTGATGTTATAGGAACTGGTGCTCGTGAAATAGGTGAAGAAAGAAAAACAAATTTCAAGGTTGCATCTGTTTACAATAAAATATTTAATACTTTTAGAACAAATACTACCATCAAAGATTTCCCAAGGGCTAAATTGACATATCAGGCTGCAGTCACAAATTCTTCTGGCGCTGCTGCCAGAGGGTCAACATTCGTTGATATTCAACCAGTAGATAGAACATTTACTACAGAGGAAGCTGCTATATATTCTGCATCCAATGAATTTGCATTTACTGGTTCTGGTAGAATGGCTAAGAAAAGTTATCGACAAAGATTTACTTTAACTACTGACACTGAAGATTTATCACCTTTAGTACCTCTCTATAGAAATGGAGTTATTACTAGGGCATATAATATCAACAATGACTCTACAAATGAAACAGCAAATGTGGGTAACGCCGCCTCTAAATTTATTTCAAGGAGAGTTCGACTTTCTGATGGACAGGAAGCAGAAGATGTGAAACTTTCTATTGCTCTAAAACAACCCGCTGGTTCATCATTTAAGATTTACTTTAAAGGTCAATCCCCAGAAGATGACGGAGATTTTTACGAAGATTTGCCTTGGGTAGAAATGGAATTAGAAGCAGGACAAATTGCTGGTAACTCTGCATCACAAAAGAGTTTTACCGACTTTAACTTTAAGTTACCAAGTGCTTCATTGAATGGTGACGGCGTATTTAACTATACTACCAAGCGTGTTAACGCACTCACAATAGGAACTGCTGGTAGTGGTTATACCAATACTAGTTCAGTAGACTTTATTGTAACTGGTGGTGGTACACCTACAAGACCCGCCGCTATTAAGGCGACTGCTTTAGCTGGTGGTGGTTTGGGAACTATTGAAATCGTAGACCCAGGCCGAGGATATAGTACTGCACCCACAATAACTGTGGCAAAAAATCATACAGTAAGTACATACTTTGCGAGTGGAACATTCGTAGGTAACGGTTCAAACTTATATGAAGCCACTATAGGTGGTACAACTGGTGCTTCATCTGCACCAACACACGGTTCTGGTACTGCTACAGATGGAACAGTAACATGGACTTATAGAGGAGTTAGACCTGTAGTAACTTGCACAGTTGCAGATACTACATTTGAGAGGTTTAAACAGTTCTCTTCTAAAATTGTTATGCTTACATCCAATACTTCTGTTATACCAGAAGCAAAACAATTGAGGATTATCGCCTTACAAGCGTAATAAATAGAATATGGAGCAACCAAATAAAGTATCAAATTTAGAGTGGGACAGAGAAAAAGAATCTGGTGCATTACTGAATGTTGACCACGATTCACTGGCTGCATATAAGAGAAGGAGATATATTGCTAAACAAAAGGCTAATCAAATAGATGAAATGTCAAATGATATAAATAGTCTAAAGCAAGATTTCTTGGAAATCAAAAGCATTTTAATGCAACTTGTTAATAACATTGATAAATAAAGATAGGGAAGAGACATGTCAACTATAACACTAAGAGCATCTAAGGGTTCACCCCTCACTAATACTGAGGTGGATACCAACTTTAGTAACCTCAATAACGACAAGTATGAGTCGGGTAATAATGTGTCGGTTGGTACTCTTACTGCGAGTGGCAATGTTACTTTTGGCATCGCTGCCACGGTATCCGCTGCTGGTAGTACACAGGGTACTGCAACCGCATTAACCAAAACATACAATATTATATCTACTGCATCAGCTAACCAAGGGATAATTTTACCCTCTGCCGCTGCTGGACTAGTAATCAACATATACAATGTAAGTGGTAATACTATTAAAGTATATCCCGCTTCTACAGAAACCATCGATGGTGGTTCTGCAAATGCACCAATCGAAGTAGTAACTTCAAACGGTGCTGAGTTAGTTGGTGTTAGTACTGGTGGTTGGAGACAGGTTGGTTCTGGTGGTAGTAACTTATCTCAGATAACAGTAAACGATTCCGCAGAACTATTAGGTTCATTGAAATATGGAGTTACTGCTTCTGTTTCAACTGCTGGTTCTGGACAGGGTGATGCAACTGCTTTGACTGAAACAATTAATGTAATTGGAACAGTCGGTGGAGCCGCACAAGGTGTTGTTTTACCAACCGCAGCTGCTGGACTACATGTAGTTGTTGCTAACATTACTACAACCGATTGCAAATTGTATCCTGCTACCTCGGATACTATTGAAAGTGGTTCTGCAAATGCCGCTGTAACGCTGCCTGCAAAAACCACATTTACTTTAACATGTCAAGACGCGACCAATTGGGTGAAACATAGGGGACTTGCAGTCTACAATTCATCTGGTTCGTTGTTAAACTAAGGAGAACTTGAATGGCAGGGCCAGTAACACTTAAAGCAGGGTCATATCCGGCTGCCGCTGGGGGACTACAAGGTCTCAGAGAACTATCAGCTACTGAGATTAAAGACCAAGTAGCAGGAGTAATCACAGCTAAATTTGCTGCTGACACAGATGGTTCGGGTACTGCTGAACTAAATGTTGTCACAGGTGGTTCTGCTGGTGCTGATGAAATCGGAACATTTACAAACAGAGAGAGAACTGAATCTGTAGGAACCCACCCAGCTGGTGGAGGCACTACCGACACTGTTTACCGATTCAATCAACCAGTTGCTGCCGTAAGTGAATCTGGACAAATCAATCCTCAACGATGGACAGGAACTGCCATAGAAACTGCAACCGATACTGAATTAGATACAGAAGTATTAGACCTCTGTATAACTGCAATGGCTGCCGAAGACGCGAACACTGTTGGACAATACAAAATTGGTACATCTGCACCAGCTGGTGGAACATGGACTTCAAGATATACTATCACAGAAACACAAGTTGATGGTACAGATGTTTCATATTACCTTTACCAAAAAACCGCACCAACTACAAATGCTGGAACAGATTCAAATATACTATTGAAAGCTGGTGACGAAGGTCAACCAAATGAAATGACAACTGCAAACTTGCAGACATTAGTGCCTGCATTTAGAAATAGAATTATTGCTAGTGGAGTGGGAAAATATCTACTTCAAACTGGTTCACCATCTGCTACTGGAACATGGGTACAGATGGGGTCAACGATGACTGACCAATTAAAAGACATCGCATCTGCAAACTATGCTGGAGACTACACAGGGTCATATACAGGATACTATGACCGTTTCTTTGCTGGGTTCTTAAATGGTGCATACGCTGGTTCATATTCTGGTACATATACTGGATATTATGCTGGTAACACTGTACAATCATCTAGTGCTACACAAGAAACAAAACAGCTGTTTATAAGAACCGCTTAAGACTTGACATAAATAGTGAGGTAGGGTATAATAGTCCTACTAATTTTTAATCATGAGGAAATATTATGACCGAAGAACTTGCAAAATATCGCAACCCCCGATGGATAGATAAAGAAAATCGCTCGCTGTTCTGCGAGATTTTGGTTGGCCAAAGTTACCGACCATCTCAAATAAATGTAGGTAATATCAAAGAAGGTCTTGTAAATAAAGACTACGATGCTATCATGGAGATTTTCACCGAAGAAGAAATCGATGAACTCACCGAGGCGCACAAAGATGTTGTCTTAGAACAAGAAGAAAAAGACGCAGAACAACGCGAAGTTCATAAAAATAGAATAATGCAAGAAGCATTGTTCAATATGAAACTAGAAGCCTTTGAGATTGAAGCAATCAAAAATTCACAAAACAAAGAAATCAAAAAGTTAATTCGTAAGGCAAAGACTCAATTAGAAGTACAGGCATGGGTTACTATATTAATTCAACAAGAAGCATTGTACACCTCTCCAAATATGTTTAAACCAGATGGTACACATCCAGAGCTTGCTCCAGACATACCAACGGAACCGTAATGAACGGATATCTTTATGTAGCTTCTCGTGATGAAAGATACTTAAAAGCCGCATGTCAATCCGCTGAGTCATTATTAGAATTCCACCCCAAAGCAAAGATAACTCTATTCACAGAGGATAGATGGGAAGGGACATACGACAAGACTTTGTTCGACAATGTGTTCTCCTGTGATGACCATGTGAGGGCAAAACTATGGGCGCTGGATAAAACACCATATGATAAAACGATGTATATCGATTGTGACACATACATTCAACATGAAGATATAAAAAGAGTCTTTACTTTCTTAGAAGATAATGATATAATATTTACTAGAAACAGACCATATAACGCGAAGATAACAAAACTAAACGATACGGAAGAAATGATATATCATTGTGGTATCTTTGTTTATAAGAACAATGATATAATGAGAGCGCTAATGTCTAATTGGTTTACTCAATACTGCGAACAAATTAAACCCGATTATGACCCATCCCCATATCCAGACGAAGTTTGTAAGTGGGATACATTCAGCATGTGGTATCTTTTAAATAAAACACCTTTTGCCAATACTGTCCAAGTAGGTGATTTTCCATGGCCAGATGCTAGATGGAACTTTTGTATGGGACAAAGACCAGAAGAATTGGCGGGAATGGATACTGTTATAACACACTATACTTTAGATAGGGTATACAAAGAAAATGAGTCTTTTCAGTTAAGATGAAAACAATAGAAAAAATAAACCCAGAACTATTAGACATCTTAGATGATTGGATGGACTTCTTCAATGACCATAATAAAGAACCTTTACCTATGGACGAAAGGAGATTTGGTAACAGGGATATGGATTACTATTGTTCAGAGGAGTATCTTAGGGAAGTACAATCAAAGGGTGATGACCACAAAGGCCCACCAGAGTATGCTAAGGTATGTGATTTTCATCTGACTCATAAAGTACCCAAGGAGATTAGACAGAAGTCTTTAGAAGTTTGTAGGGATTTATCCGCGTGGTTGTGTGCAAAGTTTAACGCGGTACATGTTTACTATCCTGCTGGTGGTTTTATGTCATGGCATAATAACTGGGATTGTCCCGGCTATAATATTTTAATGTCTCATAGTGATGGTGTTGGTTTCTTTAAACATGTCGAGGATGGGGAAGTTGTAACTATCAATGACCCAGTAGGATGGAATGTTAAAATAGGATATTATGGGGGTAAAGATGAAGACCCATATTGGCATACTGCTGGTAGTAGAGGCCCGCGTCAAACATTTGGATTTGTAATTCCAGATAAAGATTTATGGGAATCTATGGTAGAGGATATCTCTACAATAAATGTAGTTTAAAAGAATCCTTCTCTCTGACCAATAACCATATATCTATCAAACTCTTTCTTACCATCCCAAGAATAATATATTTGTTGTTTGGTTCCTTCATATCCACACTCTTCTATTCCTATCTGTTCTTTTAGTGCCTCTATTGAGTTCACACAATTAATACCATACATTTCCTCAACTACATTTGAGTTCTGCATCGCGTACACAGCATTGGGGTTCTTGCCTACTAGTTCTGTTAGGGGATACATTTGTTCGGTGTGAATACAGATTACTACATCAACATCAATCTTGTTTAGATTCTCAAACTCAAATGGTATATCCAGATTCCAATGACGAATGTTTACAAACTTCTCTTGGGCATAGTATTTGTGAAATGATTTAGAAAGATTGATACTCTCTTCATCCATGTCCACTAAATGAATCTGAGAGACATCTAAGTTTTCACACAAAAGTGGAACCATAGGAAGACCCAACCAAGAATTAAGAATTAATATTCTAAGATTTCCTTGTTTAGTATAATATTCTTCCAAATATTCTTTTAGTTCTTCAACCAACCAGATTGAAGCATCCATATTATTTTCTTGTAGAGACTGCCTAAAGTCTACAAGTTTATGAGGCATTTTGTTTTCTATAACATGTAACGCCTCACCCCAGTATTTAAAGTTATTTAAAAAATTAAAATTTAACATCTTCACCTTTTCCCATTGAGTCAAAAATACAAAC